AAAAACACTATCTAACGAAACAGGCGAAATGGTTGTGACGTTACCCACTGTTAGTGTTGGTCAGCCCACTGTTCAAATATATTCGTTTTCTATCAGACTAGAAAGCGATTTAGGAAATGATTTACAACCGTTTTCAATAGAAGTAAAAAATCAAAATGCACCCCAAAGCATAGGTGGATTGGGTCTTGTTAGGAATTCTAGAAAACCTACAATTTATAACACTAGACCCCCAACATATGATATTGAAAGTGATGTTCTTAATTATAGCTACTATATTTTACCAGAAGGAGAAGAAGGATCTACTTTTCCGTTATCTGTAAATGCACCAATAGGTGATATAGAAAGTGACAATTATTTTTCATTTAAAATATTAGGGCATGATTTTGATGGTGCTGAATTAGAATATCTTTTTTCTGATTTACCATTAGGTTTAGTAGGAGATCAGACCACCGGATGGGTAACAGGTACACCTATTATTGCTAGTAATACTGTTAGTGATTTTTCTTTTTCAGTAAATGTTAAAAAGAAAACTAAAAACATCGTGTCTGATGAATTTAATTTTTCTTTTAGAATAGCCAGAGATATCAGCGGAGATGTAAATTGGATTACTCCTCAAAACTTAGGAGAACTTTTTAACGGGACACTAAGTCTACTAAAAGTAGAAGCAGAAAGTGATGTTAACTTACAGTATAGAGTTGTAGATGGAGAATTGCCTCCCAACTTAATATTGTTACCAAGCGGAGAAATTTCTGGAGTAACTGCATTTCAACCTAAAGATTTTGTATTAGAACCAAATCAAGTAGCATCATTTAATTTTACAGTAGAAGCATTTTCTCCTGATCTTCCTGCCGTTAGTGCAGAGCGAGAGTTTAGTTTAGATATAAGAAATTTATACACAGAACCCACTGAAACGTTATACATAAAATGCAATCCAAATTTACAAGACAGAGAGTTACTAGATACGTTATTAAATGATTCTACTTTAATACCTGATGAATATTTGTATAGACCAGAAGATCCAAACTTTGGGAAAGCGTCAAGTGTAATTTATGAACATGCATTTGGCATTTTTGCTAGTGATTTTGAAGAATATGTAAACGCTGTAACTAAAAATCATTATTGGAGAAAACTTACATTAGGTGATATAAAAACAGCAGTAGCACGAGACGATAACAACAATATTATTTACGAAGTTGTTTATAGCGAAGTTGTTGATAATTTAGTCAACCCTAAGGGCAACAGTGTTAGTAAAGAAATATTTTGGCCTAGATTTATTGATTTAAGTCAAGGTCCATGGTACACAAGTTCAACTGATATTTTTACTAGTTATGGCGAGATAAATGGAGAACCTACTTACTATACAAGTTTGACACCCGGCTTTGCGAGGTCTCTTTATCCAAATTCATTAGAAAACATGAGAACTCAAGTAAGCGAACAACTAGGACAAGAATTTGACTTTAGATTATTGCCCAAATGGATGACTAGTCAACAGCGTAATGGTTCTACCTTAGGATTTACGCCTGCATGGGTAATTGCATATACTAAACCTGGATTTTCTGAAACAGTTAGAAATAATATCGAAAACAATTGGGTAGACTTTTTAGGAGATCAAAATAAATTAAATCAAATAAACTTTACAATTGATAGATTTATCGTAGATAAAAGTGCGACTTATAATTACGACAAAAGCGTAAGTCCTCCCGCTTGGCTTGGATTTCCTAGTGCAGACCCGACGCCTGTACCAAATGACGCTAACGATTTATATGTGTTGTTTCCTAGAAAAACAATTTTGCCAAGCGATACTCAGTACAATAAATAATATAATAGCAGTAGAGACAATTTATGAGCCAAATTAACACAAACGGAATAGATGCAGAATATCCAACCCCGGGTCAAAACAATAGTTCCCAGGGTTTTAGAGATAATTTTACACAAATTAAAAACAATTTAGATACTGCAAGCGATGAAATTACTGACTTGCAAAATAATGTTGTTGTAAAAACACCATTGGCAAACACAGTAATTGACAACAACATGGCTAATACACTAATTAGCAATGCCGCAATTCAAAATTTTAGAAGCACAGTTTTTAATTTAGGTAGTGCATTATCAGGAAGAGTAGTTGTTGACACAAGTTTAGCTGATGCATACACAGGCATCATTCAAGATGATACTACATTAGAGTTTTCTAAGTGGGCTCCCGATGGCACTGAAAGAAGCATTAGTTTAGTACTTAGGTTTGATAATGCTGATGCAGTTCTTAGTTTTCCCAATGAGGTTATTTCATTTGATAACAATTACGGAACAACTTTACTTGAGAACTATAAAGACGCAAACGGTGTAGCAACAATTACTAGACCCGCTACTTCTGACGAAATTGAGTTAATATTTACTACACTAGACTGCGGAGAAACAATTACGGTAACTCCCCGTAATAGACCATTTAGGTCAACGCAGATTGTTGAACGTGACCCGACACCAATGGGACTGCCAGGTGATACCAATGGCACTATTGCTATTGGTTCTCCTAAGCGTCAAGTAGAAATTAGCGAGACTGCTAATCTTTCAACAGTAGTTACAGCCAATGTTGCAGTAATGGCAAACAGTGAAATTAGCGGGACAACATTAACCGTTGGTACTGTTTCTAGCGGTACAATACAATCAGGAATGTTGCTGTCAGGCTCTGGTGTAAGTGCAAACACTTATATTGTTGATAATATTTCTGGATCAGGCGATGGTTCAGAATGGACTGTGAATCAAAATCAAACTGTTAGTGAAACTGAAATTACTGGCACTACAGGAATTGCTGAAGGCAACTTATACGTTGGTGTTGAAACTAGCGGCGAAGTCAGATCGGGAATGATTTTAACTGGATCGGGAATTGAAAGTAATACACGAGTTTTAGAATTACTTGCAGGAAGTGGCAACGGTGCAGTTTGGTCAGTAAGCATTGATCAGTACGCTTCTCCAAATACGACCAATGGTGACGTTGATATACTTTTCTGTGATAGCACTGCGGGTTTAGGAGTAGAAACACCTATTGAATTTACTGGTAATACTTTTGGTAATATTAACACCGGCACAACTTACTATGTAGACAGTGTTATTAATTCAACTGAATTTACTGTTTCCGAACAACCAAGCGGAAATATGCTTACATTAACTGATGCTACAGGCACTATGTTTGCTAATCCTGAAGCATATTTATATGTATGCGTAGATGATTTTCAGGGAGAACTTGATACTAAAACAGTTGCGAATACAGAATCCAGTGGCAATTTAATTAGAGTTAGTAACACAAACAATGTTGATTTAAACTCTCCTGTATTTTTTACTGGTGACTTGACAGGAACTAACTTAGTTGAAAATCAAGTTTATTTTGTAAAAACAAAAGATACACCAAACGGAGGCGATATCACTGTTAGTCCTATTAGATTTAACGGTGTCGCTGGNGCTACAGTTGATGTTAATACAGTTTCTTTGCCTTCAGGTGTAAACATGAATTTTATTAACAACGGAAGAGATATCTGGAGAAGGATAAATTTAAATGCATGGTAACACTATGGAACATCCTTTTATTAGTAGTCATGGACTAGAAGACAAAACACTAGACGAGTTACAAGAAGCTATAACTGAGTTAAACAAAAAGTTAACCTTTGCACATAGCATGGGTAACCAACCTATGATTCAGCAATTGCAAATGGCTATAGAAAGTCATAGAAATGTCTATACAAAGAAAATGGATAAACTTTTTGAAAAACAAAAAGTAAACTCGCAAATCAATGTGGAGAAAAATGGCAACTAGAATAGAAAAAGATTTTAGTTTTCAAACAGCAGTTCATTTTGAAGATAAGTTTTGTTTAAATGTTTATGAAACTACCCTTTCGCTCTTAGTAGAAACCGAGAACCCTTATGAACAGAATGTNGCTATGGATCGNGTAATACACTTTTTGCAAGGTGTAATACAAGGTTCTATTCTAATAGACAGAGCACAAAAAACCGCCATCAAAAAATATAAAGCAGCCGGACTTAAAATTTGTGAATTGCCCGATGAACCATATGATCAAGTAGTAGCCATGGTTGTTTTATTAAAATTAAATGCTATTATGGAACATCGTCTTAGAGTAAGTGATATATTATTAAGTTCTATTTTGGGAGGAGAAGTTAGATATTCTATTGTAGCCGAAGTAGCTGAAAATTATCTTTCTGGAAACAACTGGTGGAACGACAGTACTGTTAGTTTGAACAATGAAGAAATTAAGAAAGACAAAGAAGACAATGTTTTAAAATTGTTTGATGATTCTCATTGGGTTGATTTGGGCTTGTCTTGGAAAGAAAAAGAATCATACGCTTGGCAACCCGATCTTTAACCTTCCAATTTATATTGACATCTCTTAAAAAAAATGCAATAATACAAAGATGATTACAGATATGTATGGTCAACAAGTGTACACACAAGATGATTTGTGTGAATTGTTCTTGGAAAATCCAAACTTAAAAATCAAAAACATGCTTGTTGCAGAGCCTATAGATTTTGANTCTAGTTTAGAATTAGAAAACATCCCTGATTTAATTGAATATACAATATCTGAAAAAACNGTTGAAGAATTTGATAAATCAATGACTGAATCTTGGTTTATGCCCGAAGAATACAAGCAATTTGACATATCAAAATATGTTTTGGATAAATGTACTTGCGATCCTGAATTACAAAGAGTAGGAGAAGAATTACTACTGTATCAAGAAAAAGATATGTTTGATTTATTGCGCTATCTAAAGTATTTGGTAGATGTTATGCGCGAAAATAACATTGTATGGGGTGTAGGACGCGGCAGTAGTGTAAGCAGTTTTGTTCTTTATTTGATAGGTGTGCATAAAATAAATTCTTTGTATTATGACTTAGATATTAATGAATTTTTGCGATAATTTGTTTTAGCCGCAAAAACGTGAATAAATAATATTATAACTCAAGGAGGTTATATTATGGCAAGATATAGAACAGCAATGGGCAGAAGTTTAGACATGGAAGCCCTTGTAGCAAAAAATGAAAGAACAAGAGCAGTAGGCAACATGTCTGTAAATGCTAGAGGTGATACTATTGACGCTGAAGGCAATATCGTTGTTCCGGTAACTGAAAAGGTAGGCGAAAAGTATCAAAAAACTGTTGCAAATCGTGCGGCTAATTTGGTTAAAAAGAAAGGAAATCGTCAGCCAATGCACACTACTGAACAAGCAGAATCATTATCTAATGCACCTGTTGAAGAAGAACTAACAAAAGAAGAATTAGAATTAGAGGCTTCAATGGAAGATGATTTGCAAACAGAAATGATTAAAGCACAAGAAGAAAGAACTTATGATGTTAAACCAGCTAGTGAAGCTCCAGATTTTTATAAACCAGAGTAATTATAGAGAGATATGGCAACAATAAACAAACTTGACGTAAATAAAATTCATCCCTTAAAAGATACTATTATTGTATCAGACATGGTGTTCGGGGAACGCATCAGCAAAGGAGGTCTTGTTATCTTGGATGATGACAAAAAACTTTCAGGAATCAGACCACGCTGGGGCAAAGTTTTTGCTGTTGGTCCTGAAGTAAATGATATAACTGTGGGGCAATACATATATGTTGCACATGGTCGATGGACTAGAGGAATTACTATTGAGACTCCCGAAGGCGAGAAAGTTATTCGAAAAGTAGATAACAAAGATATATTATTAGTAAGTGACGAATATGTCCCAGATTGTGGTTTAAGTGATGACGCATAAACCATTGCCAAACTTGTAGAGTGGTGACGGGGCTTCGGCCCCTCACCTTTTATTTAACCATAATAATTGAAAATTCCTAAAAAATATGTTTCAATATTGTTTTATTAACACTAAGAGGAAGAAATGAAAAATCAACTTTGGGTAGAAAAATATAGGCCTAACACTGTTAGTGATTATGTTTTTGTTGACGAAAATCAAAAGCAACAAGTAGAAAGTTGGATTAAAGATGAATCTCTTCCTCATTTGCTTCTTTCTGGTGATCCAGGCACAGGAAAAACAACGCTAGCAAAAGTATTAATCAATGAATTGGGTATCGAAGAATATGATGTTTTAGAGATAAACGCATCAA